GACTATTAGGTTTCTTGTATTCTTTAAGATCATTAATTTTAGCATCAATTTCATCTTCATTAACAATTATTTCAGCAATAAAATCGGCAGTTATTTTATGTGTTATTTTATATTTTTTCACTATAGAGATTCTTCAACATCAAATTCAAATTGATATAATAAAGCACCATCTTTAGCTGTACCAACTGCACCAAATTCTTGAATATCATTTGTTAAATGTACTGTAAAAGCAATATTATCATAAGTAACTACTGAATCATCTGCTAGTGCTGTTATTAAAGGTGGCTCTATAGTTAGAGTTGAAGCGTTACTTGATGCCTGAACATTTGATACAATCATATATACTTTGTCATGTGAAGCAAATTTTACAAAATCTCCAGCGTTAAAAGCATTTGGATTATTATTTGCATGACCATCAACTGTAATCGTTGTATCTCCTACTGCGTGGACACCATTTACTAAAATAGTTCCTGTTTCATTTCCTTTAGCATTTTTAATTTCTGGTGGAGATATTGTAAAGTTTTCTTTGCCTGATCTTTGTTTGATAATAAAGGCCATCAATTCTCCATAAACGTCTGATCTAGTTCCTGTAACAATACGAACAGTAAAACCAAATCTTTGACCATCTATTTGTCTGGCAAGTTTTTTACCTGATACAGTTTTAGAAAGTATAGTATTTTGAATTGACTTAATTCCTAAAGTTTCAAACTTAGCGTTAGATATTGGAAAAGCACCTGACATTAGATTAAGTTTTTACTCCCTCTTTCATTAACTGCTGAATTAATTATTGATGTAATAGTTCCTCTGTTTCTAATTAATAGTTCATCAAAACCAGAAGCATCTAGAGTGTTTATATTAAAATTAACTGTAGTAGCACCACCACCTGTACCTCTAGCTGATTGTGTGATTTGTCCTGATTGATTTGGTATAAATAATTCTGCACCACGTTCTCCAACTACAATTGGTTGTCCTTTTCTTACTGCACCACCATTAGCCATAAATGGTATTCCACCACCACCTGATCCGCCAGAGAGCATATTTAAAAATATTTGTCTTTTTAAATTAGTATTTTGTTTTCTAATTAAGTTGTCTTTTTCTGCTTCTTTTTTATTAATATCATCTAGTAATAATTTTTCTATTCCTAGCAACGCTATTCTTTCAATAGTTTTAGAAATTATGTTAATTAATATTTGTTGTGCTAATTGTCTAAATGTTGCATTCAAACTTTTGCCTAAAACGATTGCCTCTGCTATTGATTTAGATATACCTTGAACACCTGATCTAATTGAACTGACTATTTCTTTTTCTATTTTAAAACTATCATTAAGTTTCTTTAATTCTTCAGATATTTTTTCAAATAATGTTTTTTGTTTTACAAGATCAATATTTACTTCTTTAATAACTTTTTTTCCTTTTTCTATTTCTACAACAAATGGTACATCAAAACCTAATAATCTTTGTATCTGTTCTATTTGTCTTCTTATAAATCCTGTTGCATTTCCAACAGCCCTTACTGCACCAGCAAAAGCCTTTACAGCAAAAGTTAAGACTTTACTTATGACTTTACCAATAGCTTCAAAATCTGCTGTGTTTTGTTCTATAAATTCGTTAAGTAATTTAAACTCTTTTTTAAGTTCATCAAAAAATCCAGCACCAGCTACTCCTCTTTTAAAATTAAATAATTTATCTCCAAGCATTGATAAAGTTCCTGTAAATGTACTTGCAAGTTCATCTGTTGCTTTTCCGAATCTTCCACTTTTACCAAATACTTTTTCAAATGCTTTTATAGTTTCTTCAGCAGATACAGTAGCACCAGCAGAAAATCCTAATAAATCTCTAACACCTCTTTCTCTAAAAATATCTGCCGCCGCTATACCACCAGCAAATGATCTTTGTATTTGCTCTGCTGTAGTTGCAAAATCTAATCCTGTTACTGCCGCAACATTACCTGTAATCTCTAAAATTTTTGATAATCTATCTGCATCTCCAGCTACAACTGCAAGATTCCCTGATGCTTGTTGTATTTGTTCTAATGAAAATGGAACTTTACCAGCAAAATTAGCCATTACATCAAATGCTTTAGCACCCTCTTGCGTACTTCCGAATAGTTGTTTTAATCTTACTTGTAAATCTTCAACACTTTTTCCTGTAGTGATAAAAGATTTAACAACTAGTCCAGCACCTAAACCAACAAAAGCACCTTTTAAACTAAACACAGCATTTTTTAATGAAGATAATCCACCTCTAATACCATTAAAGGCTTGTTTAGTTCGATCTCTTGCTGTTATGTTTATATTAAGATTTTGTGCCATTATTTTTTAAATTTGTTTGCTTCTGCTAGTTGTTTCTCAGTATTATACTGATCTTGTTCTTTTTTCAAGTAAGCTAACCAAAGATTATAATGTTCCATAGGCATATCAAGAACTTCTTGAATTGTGATTTTTAACCTATCTGCTATGACTAAAAGCGACCTTGTATCTTGGTCGCTATTTACTTTTTTTCGGCTTCTTCGAAATTATCGCCTCTCGTTATCATAGTGGCAATACGATCTATTATTTTTCCATCTGCTTTTTTTCGTAAAGCAAATTTATCTTCAGGATTAAATGCTTTTATCATTTCTCCTTTATCATTTTTAACAAGGAGTTTCATAATAAGAAGATCAACAAGTGCGTTTAAATCCTCAAAATTATTAGATTTCTTTATGATGTAATTTCTTTCTTCAAGGGTCAATGGCTCGGAGTAAAATACACTAGGATTACCATGCTCGTCTTTCCACTCATCTACTTCTATAGTAATAGTTTTGAGAGTTTCAAAATGAGACTTAACTCTATCAATAACTGACATAAATTAGGATTATACAGTTCCTATTGTTAATGCACCAGTTCCTTGAAAAGTAACAGTTCTAGAAATTACAGCTTCCATTGCATTATTAACTGACATTCCTGTAACAATTCCTGTTCCTGTGAAACTTCTGTCGCCACTTGCATCGCCCTCTGGCAATAAAATAAAAGCGATTGAAGAACCAGCAGTTAAACTTGTTTGTGGAGAATCAGTTTCATCAAAGTGCATTTCTAATGTTCCTGAGAATGAAGTTCTACCAGCTAAAAACGATTTTGTTGCATCTGATAAAGCTGTATCTTCTACAACATCTCCTGTTGTTTCAAGAGTGAATCCTGTTAGTTCCCCAACAGCAGTTCCACCAGCTTTTACAACTCCTTCTTTTCCGTGATGTGTTGCCATTTTTTATCCTTATTTGATTTATTTTGTTTAGTTTCTTTTTCTTGCTTATAGCCTAGACTTAAAAAATGTTCAAGATTAGATTCATTAATAACTATTTCTGAATTATCTTTATATAATTTAATATCTTTAGCCATGTAGCTTTTTACTATTTATCTTCTTCCTCGTCAATATCTTCCTCATCTTCTTCAAAATCATCTTCTAAATCATCAGAAACATCTTCTTCTTCCCATGTGTGATCTTCATCTTCTAATGAGTTTTCTCTGATTTCTTCTATTAAGTCTTTTACTTCTTCACAAAGCATAGACTCTTTATCGTGCATCTTTTCTATTTGCTCTATTTTTTTTGTTATCTTATCTAATAATTTATCTGTTTTCATTTTATCTCCTATGGTGTACCAGCTTGGAATTCATACATACATCTAATGGTCATTCTTATACCACCTACAGGAAATAAACTACCCTCGTCAGTTTCTACTTGAACAACCTCTGTATCTAAAGCGTTTCCATTTCGAGTAATATCAGTTTCTAATGAAGTTTCAATAGCAGTTATTAACTCATTTCTTTTTGTATCTATATTAGCCTCTGCACCTTTTACAAAACCAGATATTACAAAGTCTATAGTACCATGCCTTGTTTTTGCACCACTACCTAATTCTGAATCATCTCTGTTTTCTTCTGATGTTTGAACTATTACTGCTGGATATTGTTGTTCAGATAATTCGTCTAGCAAAAAAGGTTGTCTAGTAGCTTTTCTAATTGTTATTGGGCTAGATATATTAGATATAGTTGTTAATAAATTACTTGCTATGTTTTCTCTTACACTCATATTCTAAACTTTCTTAATTCTTTTAAATTGCTTACTTATAATCTTTTCTGTTCTATTGTTAAAGCCAAAAAATTCTCTTTTAGGGTCGTTAAGAACTTGATTAAATAATGCTCTTTGTCTCATTTGTGAATTACTAAATGCTAAAGATACTTTTCCTCTACCAGATTTTTTAATAGTAGATGCTGGTGTTAAACTACCTAACATTCTACCAGAATAAAATAAATCTACTTTTGTTGATTTACCCTCTCTGTTTAATTTTTTTAAATAACCCTCTGAATAAGGTGCAAATGGTCTATCTCTAAAATCAATACCTTTTTGTGTTTTAGTTCTGATTATATCTAACAATTGAAAACCAGCTTGTTTTAAACCTTTATCAATTACTCTTGGTAATACCGATTGAAACTTTTTAAATTTTTGTTGAACTTGTTTAGAGTTAGTTTTAATATTTAAATTGACAGCCATTATCTAGTCAATCTTCTAAATCCATGTAAAGGTTCTCTCTCGTTTGTAACAATACTTCCATCAGCGTCAGTATCATATTCAACACCATCTTCTAGTATCATTCTCCATTCGATATTGTATTGGCTCATGTAATATTCTTGCATTCTTTCAAATCTATCTTTTTCTGTTTCTGGTCTAAATTTAGTTAATGCTGGTAAATAGAATCTTCCAAGAAATAGATAAACACCAGCACGTTCAAATTGATCTAGATTAACTTTTGTGTTTACCATCTCAGCAGTATTTAAAACTGTAATATCTGTAAATATATTTTGTTTATATACAGGCCACCATTCTATTCTTAAATTTCTTAAAATATCATTAGTAGTTTGTGCTAGAAAATTAGTAGTTTCTGTAGCTGTTGTAGATATACCAAAATCAAAAGCATCAGGTTGATACTTTAAAACATCTGATGTTGTTATGACGTTAGCACCAGTATAATTAGCCATTAATTACTCCAAATTATATAAGCAAGAATTAAAACAACAGGAATAGAATACATTGGGTTGTTTTTAGCTTTTACCCATATCCATTTGGTTTTTTTTCTAATTTGTCTCCAAATCCATTGGTTCATCTTTTTTCTTTCTTGTTTTTCTTTTAACTTTAAGTTCTACGACTTTTTCTTCTTTTACAACATCTTGAATAGGTTTAAAACCTCTTATTTCCCACATTCTTTGATTTGATTTATAATCATTGTAGGGTCTAGTAATTTTTTTATTTCCTTTTTCTAAGGTAATCATATCTGGTTTAGTTTGTTTTATTTTTATCATTTATTCTCCTTTAATTATATGTGAGGGCAGTTTCCCACCCTCACAAAGTATTCAATTATTATTGAATTGATGAATCCATGTGGATTTCTACACCATATGAATCGTGGATTTCTCCAACGCCATATACAGAAGTTGCAACAATCTCATCTGCTCTTAGAGAAGCATCTCTTTGAGTTTCGATTTTAAGACCTTGCATTTCTGCTAACGCTAGTGCATCTCTATGGAAAGCCGCACCTTTGTAGTCTCCAGCATTTCCTGTGTTAGCAATATTTGAAGTTTCAAATATTCTAATACCAGCAAGAGAACCAACGAAACCTGATCTCATAGCTTCGTTTTGTAAGTCGCCACCATTTGGATTAGCAAAAGTGTTTGTTAAATTAGCTTTTAAATCAAAAGCTATTTTAGGGTGTAACACTACTGCACTATCATTTAGGTTTAACGCCGCCGCTCTAAGAGTTGAAGCCGCATTGAAAACTCCAGCCGCAGTTAATGCCGCTGTACCATCTCCAACTGCTGTTGAAAAACCATCAAACAATGCTGTTAAGTCAGTGTCTTGTTTTTTTGCTACTGCTTCTCCAAATAATCTACCAATATCAGCCGCAACATTTCTTGGTGCTGAGTTTCTTGCTAGATCAGTTAAAGTAGTCATTACTCCTACTTCTGATGCTGTAATAGTTACAGAAGTTGGGTTGATTGCAGTGTTAGACAAATCAGTTGCTTCTGAAACAGCCGCCGCTGAAACTGCCGCATAAATCGGAACTTCAACTGCTTTTCCACCACCTGTAATCGCATAATTTCTTACTAGATTACGCATGATAGATTGTTCTTGAGCAACGAATTGAGCCTCTGCTACTATCTCTGTGTATAGTTCTGATAGCGTAGAACTTGTGCTTTCGTTTGCCATTTTATTTACCTATTAAGTTATTTTGTTAAGTTAATTTCTATCGCACCTGAATCTCGTTTCTTACGATATTCTGCATAAGTTTTACGATCTTCTGGTTTCGATAAATCCAAGTCCTGAATATTTAAGGGTTTTACAGTTTTACCACCAATAGCATTCTGGCTACCTGAACCAGACAAAGACCCTTTTCGGAAGTGTGGGTTACTATCTAAGAACTCATTTACTCTATCTTCAAGTGTAAAAAGTTCTCCTTTAGCGTTATAACGTACATTAGAATTATTATCAACTACTTCTATACGACCATCATCTGTGTATTTAACTTCTTCTTTTAACAAAGCAACTACTTGACTAGGATTGATTGCGTTATTTTTAGATGCAATAGAAAGTATTGAGTTATCTACTTTTTCTTTTTTAATTTGAGTTTTGTATCTCAATACTTCTTGATCTTTTTCTTGTAATCTTTCTTGCATAATCTTTTCTAAGTCTTGTTTTGTCTTAGCTTCTTCTAATTGTTTTTGTTTTAAAAGTTCAGCTTTTTGTTTTTCTTCTTCTTGAAGTTTTTTCTCATACTTAGATTTTTCAGCTTCAAGTCTTGATTTGATTATGTTGTCTAATTGTTCTTGAGTAAAAGTATTTTGTTTTGGTGTTTCTACTTTTGCTTCTGTGTTTGTTTCTTGTACTTGTGTTTCTGTTGCTGTTTCTTGAGCAACTTTTGTTTGTTCTTCGGACATTGTTTCTCCTATTGTTATATTATTAGTTCGCCTTGCTCGTCATACCAATCTGGATTGACGTAAGACCATTGATGCCGACAATTATAACCACCTCGAACAACGAGTGGATTACCAGATTTTTTACCTGACCAACTTCTACTT